GCACGGTGACGTGCATTTCGGGGTACAGATCCGCGCGACCACGAGCGAGCGTGTAGTTGAACGTCACCGTGCCGCGTCGCAGCCGCGTGTACTCGCTGCGCGCGGCGCGCATCGCATTGCTCTTGGTGGCGTAGATCGTACGCAGGGTCTTGACCCCCTTGCCGTCGTCGACGCCGACCAGCACGTCCCGCGTTTTCCCGCTGCGCGTATCGTCGTATAGCGCACGGATGCCGCTGTACGCGTTGCGGTCGGCGACGTGGTAGCGGTGCTGGTCGCCCTGCGCGCGGGTCAGTGTGACCTTGGGCAGCGGCTGGCCGGTGGCGGTGGTGCCCTGACCGATGGGGCAGAAGATCAGCGCGCTGGACTTGATCGTGGCGACGGCGTCGTAGCGCTTGCCGAGCCGCGTCAGGAAGTTGATGTCACTCTCGTTGGTCTGGTCGATATGGTCGATCGCCATGGCCGCCAGATCCGGGTGGCAACGCGCGGTGAGCTTGTTGCGTCCGGCGAGCTGATTGACGATCGCGCCGACGGTGGTGTCGCTGTAGCTCTGCTCGCGCTGCTGACGTAGATCGCTGCGCAAGTTGGCACTACGCCCGCGCATCACGATCACGTCGGGTGCGCCGGCATGCTCCAGCTCATCGATGACAAAGCTGCCCTTGTCGGTGAGGCCGCTGTCATCCCAGCCCAGCCATACACGCAACGTGGCGGTGGTGGGCGGCAATGCCAGCTGGCCATCATGGTCGCTGAGCGTGATGTCGAGCTGGTCGGCGGTGTCCTGCCGACAACTGGTGACGGCCAGCCCGACGAGGCGCGGCATCAGGGTCGCGGTGAGGTCGCGGCCGTCGAGTGTGACCTTCCAGCGCGGCTGCGGGTTGCTGCTGGTCATGCGAGGTGGCTCGCACCGCTGCCACTGCTGTCGATGGTCGCCATCGTGGCGCCGTTCCCCGGTGGCGCGCTGGACACCAGTGCATCGTCGCTGCGTTTGAGGCCGATGCTGAAGTCGGTACGTCGCGCGATGCCGTCCTGCGTGAACGCGCTGCCGCCCTCGGACAGAGTTTCGATCACCCACGCGCCGAACACGCGGCCGGCGCCATCGATCATCGCGTAGGCGTCGCCGGCATCGGCCATGCCGCGCAGGGTATCCAGACTGTCCAGCTTGCCAGCGATTTCCGGCGCCAGCACGCCGGACAGCGTGATGGCGTCGTCGCCTGGGCCGACGAACTGCAACGCCGGGCGCGCGCCGACACGACTGTTGGCCGCATGTCGCCACGCGGTAGAGCGCTGCAGTTCGCTGTACGCGAGATCCGACAGCTGGAACACGAACTGGCCAAGGCACATCAGCATGGAGTTACTCCGTGTCACTCAGGCGGCTGCGGCTGGCAGCGGCTTTGGCACGTTCGCGTCGATCGAGTTCGGCCGAGACCGCTTTGGCCGCATCGGTTTCGCGTCCCGGCGCCGCGGTGACGTTGATGGGATAGTGGTTGTTGGTGACCGTTGCCCCCGTGCCGCCGGCACGCAGCGGTGGCCGGTTGTCCAGGGTGAAACGCGCCGATGGTTTCACGTCGTCATCCGCACCGGTGTTCCAGTGCAGCCCGCTTGCTACCGCCGCCTCGTCTTGGATGCCCAGCTTGGCCTTGAGCGCGCGCCATTTCTCCATGAAGCCGTCGATCTTGTCGGAGATCCATTGGAACGCGCTGACGAAGGGCGCTTTGATCGCTTCGCTGACGGTCGACCAGGTGGTGCCCAGCCAGTCGATCAACTGCCCCCCATGGACGACGATCCAGCCGGCGGCCGTGCCGATGGCGGTACCGACGGCGGTGAAGCCCTTGGCCAGCCACGTGACGAGCGTGATGGCACTCATGAGCACGTCACCCAGCACGCGGCCAAAGCTCACGCCGTTAGCGGTGGCGCCGGCCAGTTGTTCCTTAGTGGCCTCGAACGGCGTGAACAGCTGAGTGATCCAGCGCCACACGGCGCCCATGGCGATCGCGAGCGCTTCCCATACCGGCTTCAGCGGTGCGAGTGCTTGGCCTAGCGCAGTCAAGGCGGGGCCGGCGACGTCGCGGATGCCCTGGCCGATGCCGACAAAAAACGCCTTGACCGGCCCCCAGTATTTCCACACGAGGAACAGCAGTGCTGTCACGGCGGCGACCAGCGCCAGCACAGGCACGCTGATGCCGGTGATAGCCAGCATCGCGGCGCGTGCGCCGATGCCAACGCGGCCGAGCAGGCCGACGCCAGAGGCTTCACCGCCGGCATCCCGACGTGCCAGCCCACCCAGCCCGGCGCGACCGATGGCAAAGCGCAGCAGCGCGAACTGACCGATCAGGCCACCCAGCGCAATCATGACGCCACCGGCAGCGACCATCAGAATGCCGAAGCTGGCGGCGACCAGGGCGAGGCCTTTGGCGATCGCCGGATGTCGTTGTGCGGCGCCGGTGAGGTTTTTCAGCAGCGTCACCAGTTTCTGCAACGCGCCCACGTAGACCGGCAGCAGGGTGGTGCCCAGCTCTTTGTAGAGGTTGGCCTTCTGCGCGAGCAGCTCGGCCTCTTGCCCTTGCGCAGATTCGGCGGCTCGGTTGTAGGCCGCATCCGTGCCCTCAAAACCGGCCGATGCCACAAGCTGTTTCTGGATGTTGCCGCGCTGCATGTACAGGCCGGCAAACAGGTCGCCACCCTTGCGCGCGCTAAACAAACTGTTGAGCTTGCTGACCACTTCGTTCTCGGTCAGCTTGCCCTTGGGATCGATCCGCGGGATGACCTCCTTCATCAGGTACTCGAAGGGGTTGGTCTCGTACAACGCCTGGTTCTTCAGTGCGCCGGGCAGCATCTTGGTGATGTGGCCGTTCTTGCCGTACTTCACCGCGCCTTTGTTCAACAGGCCGAGCTGGCTGAGCGCCTCGGCAGTCTGCTGGGTGCTGCGGCCGGCCGCCCAGTTCTGATACGCGCTGGCAAAGCCGGTACCGGAACGCATGCCGCCCATTTCCTGAATCGTGTGCATGGCACCGAAGAACAGCGACTTCTCGTCCATCTGTTTGGTGGCCACGCCGCCGACCTTCATCGCCTCCAGGTAGTCGCTGGGCTTCACCAGCCCACCACTGCCGACATAGGCCTTGGTCATCATGTCGAGCAGATGGTTGAACGCTTCGGGTGTCTTGGTCGCATTGCGCAGCTCGCCGGTCTGGATGGCCGCGATCAGCTCGCCGATGGTTTCCTGTCCGTGACCGGCGCCTTCGCCTTTGGACGCCATCAGCGCCTCGAAGGTGAGCTTGGTCTTGAGCAGCGACGGGGCGACCGCGATCGCTTCGTGCATGTCGCGGAAGATACTGTTGGCGTCCTTGAGGATCTCCAGCTTCTCAGTCTGCGAGCTGCCGATGGTCGCGTCGTTGGTCGCGAAGTGCTGCGCACGCGACACGTCGGCGGTACTCGTACCCTGCGCGCGCAACTGCTCGGTGATGATCTGGTAGTGCTTGGCTTCGTCGATGGCCGGCGTGATCTGACCCATGACGCGACGGCCGCCCTCGAGGGTGGCGTAGCCGGCGATGGATAAGTGCGCACCGAGCGCTTCGCTCTTGCGCAACTGGTCGTGCAACGTGGCCAGCTTCTGCGCCTGCATACCCTGCGCACGCAAGGCCGCGGTCTGCTGTGTGATCGCGGTGGTGGCGCTGGCGGATTTTGAGCGCAGCGCGGCCTCGGCGGTGCCGAGCTGATGGGTGTTGATGCCAGCCTCGCGCAACGCATTGCGCAATGTCTGCAGCCTGGCCTGCTGTTCGCTGTGTTCGGTCTTGAGCTTGGCGCCCTCGCGCGTGAGTTTGTTGAACGCCGCCGAGAGCTTGGCCGACGGGTTGGCGGTGGCCTTCAGCGTCGCCGCCGCCGCACGCGTGCGCGCCTGCAGATCAGCCATGCGCTTGGCCGTGTCGACGCTGCCTTGTTTGAGCTGGCGGAACGCGCCGACCTGTTTCTGCGTCTGGTCGAGCTGACGCAGCGCATCGCGGGTTTTCTTGAGTTGGGCCGCGGCGCCGGTCGCGGAGCCCTGCACCTTTTTGAGCGGCGCGCTCGCCTTGTCCAGCGTCTGCAGCAGCACCTGTAGTTTGAGATCCACGCGCTACTCCATTCCACACCGTTCACGGGCGCGCTCGCGCCACTGCATTAATTCCAGCACCGTGAGGTCGACCATCGCGGCGGGTGACCAGTGGAACACCACCGCGATGTCGGCCATGGCGTCCTCTACGCAGCGAGGGAAGCCTTGACGTCCTTCGGTAACAAAAAATGGAGAATCTCGGTGCCGATCGCCATCAGGTCGGGCGCTTCGAGTTTGTTGATGTCCTCCGAGGTGAGGAACGGATCGCTGATGCGTGGAAGCACCTTGGCGATGGCGCTGACTTCCATCTGCGCCAGATCGGCCAGGCTCACACCGCGCAGCTCGCCGGCTTTGGGACGACGCAGCGTGATGTTGCTGATGGTCTGCTCGCCGCGCGTGATCGGTGTGTCGAGCGTGACGGTGGCCGTGGCGTTGTTCGGCTGCGCGGGAATGTCGGTGTGCTTCGTCATGGATCTCTCCGTAGGGATCGGGTGGTGAGGGATGAGGGTTACAGGCCGAGCGCGCGGCGCTGCTGGGCGAGGCGATCGACGACGCCGACGTTGAAGAGGAAGTTGAGGCGGTCGATCTCGATCTCGACGACGCCGTTGATCGTCAGCTTGTAGTACGCGCAGCTGATCGTGAACTTGTGCGCGGTGTCATCGCCGGGTTTCGCGTTGCCCATGTCGATCTCTTTCGGGCGGCCACGCACGACCACTTCGACCGCATCGACGTCGCCGGTGTCGTCACGCTGGTAGGCGCCGGCAAAGCGCGTCATGTAGGCGGTGGCACTGGTGGCACCGAACTGCCGGATCGCCTCGCGGACGATGCCGCCGGCGGTGTATTCCAGCGTGAGCAGTTCACCGCCCAGATCGACCTCGACACCGCCGTCCATGCCGCCGCTGCGGATCTCTTCCATCTTGCGGCTGAGCTTGGGCAGGGTGATCTCGGGCACCTTGCCGGCGTAGTTGACGCCGTCGTTGAACACGTTGAAATTTTTGAGCTTGCTGGGCAGTGCCATGGCGGGGTTCCTCTAAGGTGCGGGGACGCGCGACCGCCGTAGCGGCCAAACTTAAGTCAGGCGTTGATCGCGGCGGCGAAATCAGCCAGGTACGAGGTGGTGATGTGCTGGCGTAGCAGCAGATCCTCCAGTGGCGGCACCGGCGAGTAGTCGTAGTCGACGACGGCTTTGCCGCCCGCGAGGGTGCTCTGGTCGTTGGCGCTGGCGTCGTACCAGGCGCTGCCGCCGAGGATGTAGCCACCCGTCTTGAGGTCACGGAACTTGGCGTTGATGCCGTCCATGATGTCTTTCACCAGGCTCGGGTACATCGACTTGTCCGAAGCCCACAGGAAGCC